TCAAGGTTCTCAAAGACGAGGAGCTTGGGCAGGATATATTGAGATAGACCATAAAGATTTTTACGAGTTAGTTACCTATATCAATAAGAATCCAGACGATGCTAATATAGGTTGGAATATTTCAGATGACTTTATTGCTAGATTAGAAGCAGGTGATAAAGATGCTGTTGAGAGATACCAAAAAGCATTAAAGTTAAAGATGGTTACAGGTAAGGGGTATTTTAATTTTATTGATAAGATTAATAAACAAAATCCTCAAATGTATAAGGATAGAAACCTTACTGTAAAAGCAAGTAACCTCTGTACGGAAATTGCTCTATTTTCAGATGAACAACATACATTTAGTTGTGTATTATCATCAATGAATGCTAGTCTATATGATGAGTGGAAAGATACTGATGCAGTGTTTGATGCTACAGTGTTTCTTGATTGTGTTAACCAAGACTTGATAGAAATTGGTAGAAATGTTCCTGGAATGGAAAAGGTAGTACGATTTGCCGAGAAGAGCAGAGCATTAGGTTTGGGTCTATTAGGATTTCATACTTATTTACAAGACCATATGATCGCATTTGAATCAATGGAAGCATACTTTAAGAATGGCGAAATATTCCAACATCTTGACTCAGAATCTAAAAGAGCAACTGAATGGATGGCTCAAGAGTTTGGTACTCCCTTATGGTGTAAAGGTCATGGAGTTAGAAATACTCATAGAATTGCTATTGCCCCAAACCTATCTTCTGCTTTGATATGTGGTTCTGTTAGTCAAGGTATTGAACCAATCTATAAGAATGCTTATGTACAAAATACTGCAGCAGGTAAAATGGAAAGGGTTAATCCTTCTCTATTAAAAGTAATGAAAGAAAAGGATGTATATTCAACTGAAACCATTAAAGATATTATTAGTAATAATGGTTCTGTTCAACACGTTGATTGGTTAAATGAGGATGAGAAAGCGGTATTTAAAACTGCCTTTGAAATTGACCAAAAACAAATCATTCGTTTAGCATCGGGTAGGCAGAGATATATAGACCAAGCACAAAGTATTAATCTATTCTTTAGTGCCGATGAAAATGAAGAATATATAAGTGAAGTACATAAAATGGCTTTCCTTGATCCATATATAAAAAGTCTATATTATATACGAAGTGAATCAGGGGTAAATGTAAATAAGGGTGAATGTTTAAGTTGTCATGGGTGAGAATTATGAAAAGAATAGTACATATTAACCAGCATGTTATTAAAAAGAACGCAAAAACAGGCGAAAGAAATCCTGTCATTACTTGTAAGACATATAAAGATAATATATACGGATATGAAGCAGACTTTACTAATGGAAAGGTCATATACAGTCCAGACAAACCATTATCTTGTGGTGCTAAAGTGTGGATTGAAACATCCGACCCTGTTCGGGTATTGACTGATTCAGGTTGGCAAACTTTATAGGAAAATAGATGAAATTATTAGGATTAGTTATTATGTTGTTTTCGTTGAATGTATATTCAGCAAAAGCAGTTAAAGAAGAAGTGATTTATGATTGGAAACCAATTAAAGTTATTGATGGTGATACAATTAAGTTTGAAGCTGATTGGGTTCCAAAACCTATTAAACCTGAAATATCTGTTCGTGTATTAGGTATAGATACTCCAGAAAAGAAACCAAGAAATAAATGTGATGAAGAAGACGCACTTGCTCAAAAAGCATCCGCATTTACAAAAGAAGCAGTAGCAAAAGCCAAGTTAGTTCAAGTTAAACTTGACGCTTGGGATAAGTATGGTGGAAGAGTTCTAGGTTACGTTATCATTGATGGTAAGAATCTAGGAGATGAATTAATAGCAAATGGATTAGCAAGACCTTATCACGGTGAAGCAAAATCCTCATGGTGTAAGGAAAAGTAAATATGTCAACGACGAAAACATTTGAATGTCAAAATTGCGATACGGTTGGTAAAATTATAGTGAAAAATGAAGATATATCTGTATCGGAAATAGTTTATTGTCCTGTATGTGCGGCAGATATCTATACGGACGAAGACGACGAATAAATGTGGAAATACAAGGAAGTTGAAGTTGATACTCTACCTGATTGTATTGGATTTGTCTATAAGATTACCAATACCATTTCGGGTAGAGCATACATTGGTAAGAAATTAAAACATTTTACTAAAACATCTTTAAAGACTGTAACATTAAAGTCTGGAATTAAAAAGAAGAAAAAGGTCAAAACATTAGTTGAATCAGACTGGAAAACATATTGGTCTAGTTCTATTGAACTTCAAAATGATGTAAAAGAGTTAGGCGAAGAAAACTTCATTCGTGAGGTACTCTTTTATTGTCAATCAAAAGGAACACTTTCTTATATAGAAGCAAGAGAACAGTTTTCCAATAGAGTTTTGGAACAACCAGAACTTTGGTACAATGGGATAATTCAAGTAAAAATTCACCGTTCTCACGTAAAATTATAAAAATAAACCTTTACTTTTTAAATTAGATGTTTTATAATAAGTCTTTAATTGATAAAGTGAGTATATATTATGAGTAACAAAGAATTAACTTCAAAACAAATTAACATCGTTATTGAAGCTCAACATCAAATGATTGACTTTCCTAAGAAAGCAGTCGTCAACTCCGAGTCGTTTTTCGTTAAAGAAATCATTAAACAACAAGATTATGATTTAGCAATGGATTACTGGTCTTGGGTATGCGCTTTGCCTAACTCAAAGTGGTCAGAACTGTTTAATGATCCAACTATTCAAGTTAATCAAAAGTTATTAAAAGCAATTGATTCTACTGTTAAGATGCCTTCTTGGGGTTATGCAAATACATAAAATAAACCTTTACTTTTTAATTTAGATGCTTTATAATAACTTATAATTTGAAATTGAGAGAATATATTATGGCTTACATGAACCAAGAAAAGAAAGCGATTATCAGTGCTAAGATGAAACCAATCTTAAAAAAGTACAAAGTAAAAGCAACTCTATCAGTAGTTAATCATTCTACTATCAATCTAAACGTTAAATCAAGTGCGTTTGACCTTGTTGGAATCTACAACAAATATCTTAAAGAACAAACTGCTTTTAAATATCCAAACGAAACTTATACAAACCGCGAATATTTTAAATTAACCCATGGTTGGGTTGATGATTACTATGGTGGGGTTGAACTTGCTTTCTTTAAAGAAGCATTTGCTGCCTTACAAAGTGCAGGTTATTATAACAACTCTGATGCCCAAATTGATTATTTTGATACTGCTTATTACTTCTATATCAATGTTGGTCAATGGGACAAACCTTATCAACAAACTGTTTGAGGATATACTATGTTTAAATATGGTGTTTTTAGTTATGGTGGAGCAATTGGTAATTGTGGTACTGGTGTTATTATGGTAAAGTCTTTTGATAAGAAAGAGGATGCTAAGAAATGCGCTAAAGGATATAATGCTGTTCTAACTCCTGGCGAAAAGAAATATTATGGTATGAAATATGCTGTTAGAATTTTTAGAGTGGTGGAATAATGATATTATCCATACTACAAGAACTTGAAGCAAATCCATCAAGAAATTTCAAAATAGAATTGTTAACCAAACACAAAGATAATGAACTTCTAAAAGAAGTTTGTCGGTTAGCCAATGACCCAATGACCCAGTTCTATCAAAGAAAGATTCCAAAGTATGAACCAAATACTTTTCTTCTGAGTGATAATAATCTAGATTGGGCTATTCAAGAATTGGTTGAACAATTAGCTAGTCGTAAAATTACTGGTAACAATGCTATTACACATTTAGAGTTTATTCTTGAAAATGTAACAGCAAATAATGCCAAGGTCATTGAACGTATCATCCAGAAAGACTTGAAGTGTGGTGTTAATACTTCAACAATTAATAAAGTCTGGCCAAATCTAATACCTGAGTTTCCTTGTATGTTATGTTCTCCTTTCGAGCAGAAATTAGTCGATAAGATTGTATTCCCAGCTATCGTCCAGGCAAAAATGGATGGTATGCGCTTTGCCGCTATTGTTAAATTTGATAGGGATTTAAAAGGTACAGTTGAATTCCGTTCTAGGAATGGTAAAGAGATTTCATTACTAGGCAGTCTGGAAGAAGAATTCATTGAATTGGCTTATGGCAAAGACCTTGTGTTTGATGGTGAACTTCTGGTATATGATACAGTTGAAACAGATTCAAACGGCAAGATATGCGACCGCCAAACTGGTAATGGTATTCTTAACAAAGCAGTAAAAGGAACTATATCAAAAGAAGAAGCAGATAGAGTATTTGCTACTCTTTGGGATCAAATTCCATATGAAGATTTTATTGCTGGTAAATGTGACCAACCTTACAGTTATAGATTTAGGCAATTAAAAAATCTTATTTATAAATTAAGTAAATTTAAATTAAGGAAACTTGATTTAGTAGAAACTTTTGAGGTAGATTCTTTAGAACAAACTCAAAGAATATTCCAAAACTATCTTGATGACGGTGATGAAGGTATCATTCTTAAAGACCCAAACTCATTATGGGAAAACAAAAGATCCAAAGGACAAATCAAGTTTAAAGCAATTAATGATACTTCACTACAAGTCATTAGCGTTATAGGTGGAACTGGTAAATATGTTGATATGATTGGTTCACTTTATTGTGAATCAGCCGATGGCATAATAAAAGTATATATTGGATCAGGGTTTTCAGATGAACAAAGAAATATGCCCCCATCAGAATATTATGGTAAAATTGTATCTATCAAATACAATGCTAAAATACAGGCAAAAACTGGAGAGTGGTCTTTATTTTTGCCTGTATTTGAATATGTAAGAACTGATCAGGATTTAGCGGACTCTTTTGATAGAATTCTTTAATTCTATCATTTCTAAACCAAAGTTTTTATTACCATATTTATCTGGAAGTCTGCCTTTTATAAATCCTATTGGAACAATATCTTCTATGGAAACATAAATTTCAATTTCGTAATTATGATATCTTAATTTTCCTTTAGGTCCGGATCCTATACTTGTTTTACCTTTTGTAGATTTACTTATATTTTCACAATGTTGTTTTGTTCTGAGTGGTTTGGATTTACCTTTATTACCAATAGAAAGTTTTTCTTTTTGTTCTTTAGTAGTCCTACCACTAGACCAAGCAGGGTTGTAAGTTAAAAATTCTAATCGTTCTTCTTGCGATAAAAAGTATATTTTAATTATATGTTTATAATTTACCCAAAATCTACCTTTATTGCCAGTTGGATATTTTATGTTAGGTATATTTAATGTTAAACACATTTGATTTATGATATCATTGACTAAGGCATTTGCTCCAGCATTTCCAGGCAATTTAGATGGTTTGAATAAACTTTTACCATATGCTCCTGGATTAGAACGATTTAACATTTTATTATTTTTACATGCTTTAGTTTTTATTAGAAAAGTATTTTCCCATTCTCGGCAACTTTCTATGTTATCAAATATCTTTGTTATTTTAATAATATCAGGTTCGCCATGAGTTTTTCTAAATTCTTTTACATATTTGGAACTTGTAAAGTATGATTTCCATAATTTTGAAGGGTGGCATTTTTTACTATAACTTGATCCATAATAAGATATGCCAAATGCTTTCCATTTAATATAATATGTATATGGGGTTCTTCCTTCTAATGAAGTATAAATAGTTGTGCTGGTCATTATAGACTCCTGTTTATTGTAAGAATGATTAGAGCCAATAGATGTTGACGCATCGTGATTGGCATTTTTTTATTGCTTGACATATAACATTATTAGTTATATGATGTATTTATATAAATTGAAAATTCACTATAGAATTTCTAATTATTATGGCAAAATCATATCTGTAAAGTATAATGCTAGAATTAAAAATACAAATGGTGAAGAGTCATTATTCCTTCCTGTTTTCCTTGAAGTAAGAAACGATAAAGAAGTTGCTGATACATCAAAAAAGATAAAATAAACCTTTACTTTTTAATTTAGATGCTTTATAATAACTTATAATTTGAAATTGAGAGAATATATTATGAAAGAATGTTCTAATTGTAACACAATAAAATCGTTAAAAGAATTTTCTATAGACGTAAGGGTTAAAAGTGGTTATGCTTATTCCTGTAAAGAATGCGTGAGCGAAAAAAGAGCAATCACTTATGAAATAAGAGCGAATTTATACAACAAAAGAACTAAAGAACAAGCATTTCTACAAGATTTTATATTCATATATAACCCTAAATTTTTTTCTGAAGAATCACAAATCGAGGCTCTTATAGATCCTTTAGAATATAATATACCATATTTGTTTGAAAAAACTATGAATATGTTATCTGGATTTACTAAAACTGATAAGATAAATGATGTAAATGATGCTTTTAAAGATGGGATCTTTATGGAATGGAAAACTGGTGGTGTTAGTCCAATGGGTTCTGCTAGGATACCAGGAGTTCAAAGTAAAAAGAGTGGTAAGTTTAAAGAGGCTCCAATAGTTGCAGCACTTTATAATACAATTTCGGATAAAATAGATTTCTTCTTTATCCCAAAAGAAAAAATTATAGAATTGGTAACAATTTCGGATGGTTCTATTATGGGTACATATTCAATTAATTCTGGATACAAACCTAAGTTGCGAGACTATTATGTAGAAACAATAGAAGAAATATTAGAATTAATCAAACAAAAAACTTTAATCCTGGAGAATTGATATGCCAAATTGGTGCGATAACTATGCTACATTTAAGAACGAAGACATAACTAAGATTGATGCTCTTGAGGCAGTTCTTTTACCAGATGAAGGTTCTGAAGAACTATTTAATACAATTAGACCTATACCATTAGAGGAAGAAGACAATTGGTATAATTGGAATCTTGAAAACTGGGGTACTAAATGGGAGGCTAGAATATACGATTATTACCGAGATGAAAATGAAATTAACGTTTCATTCGAAACTGCTTGGTGTCCTCCTATTGCATTATATGAATGGATGATTAAAAATGATTGGGAAGTCAATGCATACTATCATGAACCAGGACAAGGTTTTGCTGGTAACTTTTGTAAAGAAGACGATTATCATGAATATGATTTAACCGATAGAGGAACTTGGGAAAATATTGATGATGATATAAAAGAGTTTGCGAACTTTGAGTCTGATTATGAGTGGCTTATGGAACAAACTGAAGAGGATGAAAAATAAACCTTTACTTTTTAAATTAAATACTTTATAATGAGTCTTACTTTTTGATAAATGAGAACTATATAATGAAAAACGAAATTGAAAACTACTTGAATTTTATCTCTACTAATTTTAACAACTGGTATAGCAATACCGATATGAGTAAAGAATTAGCAGAAGCAAGAATGAAAGACTTCAAAGAAACTTTGAGTTTTGAAGAAGGTAGTGCTTATATTAAAGTTATGACCAAAACTTCTGTCCATACTTTTATCGTTAAAAAAGATGGACCTAAATTTAAAAAGGGTGATATTTTAAAGGCAGCAAGTTGGAAAGCTCCTGCTAAGAATTTTGCTCGTGGTAATATTTTCCAAGCTGATTCTTACAAAAACATTCAATGGTGTGGGGCATGAAAAATCCAGTAGCAAAGTCATTAAGAACTCCAAGGTTCAAGATGCAAATAGTCAAATCAAAAAAATTATATAATCGTAAAAAGAGGATAGATGATGTTTGAAGTTGATGATATTGAAAATAAGGAGATGGTTCAAAATCTTTTGGAGTTAGGTAAGGTATCTGTTACCTATAATAAGAAAGGTATTGAAAAATCTATAATATGTACGCTGAATAAAAACTTGATACCTGCTGATCGAATTAAAATAAATTTTGAAGAGAAAAAAGAAATGTACGACCAATCAATTCAAGTTGTTTGGGATACTGAAAAACAGAAGTGGCGTTCTTTTACTTGGGATTCAGTTATTGAGATATCCATATGAAAGAAATGTGTATATTATTATTGGCACTCTTATTGGTTCTTTTTATTCCAATTGCCGTTATAGATTCTGTTAATGTTTTATTTCCGAGTGCTATGATTGATTTGACATTCAAAACTTGGTTATCCACTTTTGTACTTGTTTTAATATTTGCCCCTAAAGGAAGATGATGATTTCTACACCAACTGATCGTAAAAAAGTAAAAGATGCTATTTCCGAAATTTCAGACTCAATGACTAGAATTGAAGCTGAACGTGAACTAATTAAGGATATTGTTAATGATATATCTGAAAATCATGAGATACCTAAGAAGTTTGTGAAGGCATTAGCAACTGTTTATCATAAACAATCTTATTCTACCGTTGAAGCAGAACAAGAAGAATTTACATTACTTTACGAAACTTTATTCGAACTTCAAAAATAACTTTACTTAATTTGTTATTCGTAGTATAATTAAACATAATTTGAAATTGAGGAATACCATGTCTGTTAAGAGTAAGAAAGTTGAGAAAAGTGTTGATTATATTGCGAGTAAGAAAAATGCAGCAGAAAAACGCAGGGAAAAATTAAATTCCCTTGCTGCTATATTTAAAGATTCAAAAGAACCTGAAACTGATCCATTTGATTATAAACTCTCGTTAATCAGAGTGTTTAATTGGTATAATATATCAGTTGATTTAAAAACTGTAAGGAGTTACGTCAATGACTATCTTATCAGTACAGAAAGAAAAAAGTTAATACCAACGATGAACCAAGTATCTGATTTTGATATCAGGTCTTTAGGTTTTTTATGCCGTCTAAAAATGCGAGGTCAATATCTTGAGGAATTACATGAACTATCTATCGAGGAAACTATTGATAAGTTACTTACTAATATCAGTACAACTCCAAAACAAGTACAAGTGGTTAAAAAAGTAAAACCAGATAATACATATGAACTGTCGGTTGAATACTCAGAAGCATTTGAGGAAGCAATTGACAATTTTGTTAAGAATAAAAAGACAGACTTTAATGCGTTAGATTATCTAAAGGCAAAAGAAATACCTGCTACAGTTTCTAAAAAGATTGGACAATATTATGCTTCTGTATTAGCAGAATTAAAAGAAGCACAAACTGATGTTGATTTAAAAGAAGGGTATTCTAACTTTACATCTGCTCAATTGAGAAAGTTTATAACATTAGTTGAGTCTATGGTTACTGCTTGTAATCAACAAATTCAATCAGTAAAGGTTGTTAAACCTAGAACTGCCAAACCAGTAACACCGATTAAATTGGTATCAAATTTGAAGTATATGAAAGAGTTTGTTGAGTTAAGTTTAAAATCTATTCAACCTACATCTATTATAACTAAGTCTGAATTGTGGACTTATAACACAAAATACAAAAAGTTAGCAATATACAAAGCTGAAAAAGGTAACAAGTTGACTATAAAAGGTACATCAATTTTGGGTTATGATGTTTCATTATCTAAACAAGTTACGATTAGAAAACCAGATGTATTTTTTAAGAATACACCAATTGCCAAAATGGCATTATTGAATGGAATGAAAGAAGTGAAAACAAAACTAAGTGATGTTAATAACAGAATTAACGAAGATACTATTTTATTGGGAGCTTGGTAATGATATTACTAGATTACAATCAAGTATGTTTATCGGCAATATTACCATTCTCAAAAGACTTAAAGAAATCTGAAGATGAAGTACGAAATCTAGTTAGACATATTATATTATCAAATATTCTTACCTATAAGAAAAAGTATGGTAGTGAATATGGTAACGTTATTATATGTTGTGATGGTAGAGAGTACTGGAGAAAAGAAGTATTCCCCTATTACAAAGGTTCAAGGAAAAAGAGTAGAGATAATTCAGACTTAAACTGGAAACTAATATTTGATGTGTTATCAGAAATGCGTCAGGATTTAATAGATTACTTTCCATATAAAGTGATCAATATCAATAGAGCTGAAGCAGATGATATCATTGCTATATTGGCAGAATGGAGTCAAAACAATGAATTGATTCAAGAAGGAATGTTTGAAGAACCACAAAAGATAATGATAATTTCTAGTGATGGGGATTTTCTTCAGCTTCAGAAATATAATAATGTATCTCAATGGTCACCTAATACCAAAAAGTTACTTAAGATGAGCCATAGAGACCTCCATGAAAAATATATTACACATATTGTAAAAGGAGATTCAGGCGACGGTATTCCCAACATTATGACTAAAGATGAAGTATTAGTAACAGAAGGAATTCGTCAAAATACTGTATCAGCAAAACGATTAGCTGAATTTATTGAAGTAGGAAAGTCTGCTTGTAAAACCGATGATGAGATTAGAAACTGGGATAGAAATGAAAGGTTAATTTCTTTTGAATGTATACCATCTGATATACAAGAAGAAATTGTTACTACATATAATGCAACCACACCCAAACGTGACTCAATGAAACTGATGAATTATTTGATGAAACACAGGTGCAATTTATTACTATCAGAATTAGGTAACTTTTAATGACAAAATTTGTAACAGAAATGTTAGATGAGATTAACAACGACCCATCTAAAATTGTGAACTATAAAGAAAGCAATGCTTTAAAATTGGTATTTGAGTATGCCTTTAATCCAGCAAATAAGTTTGTATTACCCGATGGTGTTCCACCTTATAAAGAAGATGCAGCACCATTAGGTATGAGTCCTGCTAATTTATTAATGGAACTCAAAAGATTCTATGTATTTTGTAGAGCAGATTTAAATGATGTAAGAAGAGAAACTTTGTTTGTTCAGTTGCTAGAAAATACTCACCCATCAGAAGCAAAGGTATTGTTAGCAATTAAAGATCAAACATTACATAAAATGTATAAGAAAATTACTCATAAATTGGTATATGAGGCAGGTTTGGTTACAGTAGCACCAGAGGTTAAGCAATCAAAAAAGTCAAAAGCATTGGTTGGAGCCGACCTTTAGTTCCAATCAAAAAAGAATTAAGTTTTTTTAAAAAAGTGCTTTACTTTACCAAAAAAATACTTTATAATGAGTTATAGTTTTGAAAAAGTGATGAAAATGAAAAAAGTTATAAAAGCAGTAAATTTCGCAGCATTGGCTCACAAAGACCAAAAGAGGAAGGATATTGAACAAACTCCTTATATCAATCACCCTCTTAAAGTTGCTGATATATTGATTGATAATGGAATTGAAGATGAAGATACTATTGTTGCGGCAATTCTTCACGATGTTATTGAAGACACTGATTTTTGCTATGATGATATAGTTTGTGACTTTAGTAAAGAAATTGCTGATTTAGTATTAGAAGTAAGTGACGATAAAAGTCTTCCAAAAGATGAACGAAAAAGGCTTCAAATTGAACATGCTCCTTTTCTCAGTGATAAAGCAAAGTTGATTAAGATTGCTGATAAGATTGCTAATTTAGAAGATATATTGTTCAGTGCTCCAGTAGGTTGGACTAAAGAAAGAAGAATCAAATATTTTGAATGGGCAAATGAAGTTGTAAAAGGTGCAAAAGGCATTAATAAAATGCTTGATGATGATTTTGATAAAATATATAGTTTTAAGTTGAAGAGGTTTTAATGAGTTTTAAACCGATAAGAAAGAATGTTTTAATAGCACAGATTAAAAGAAAGACAACCACTGAATCAGGTATTATTATTGAGGGTGTAAAAAGTATAGCTGATACTGAAACGGCAAGAGTGTTAGGTATTGGAGATGAAGTAACAATGGTTCAGGTAGGCGATGAATTATTGGTAGATTGGAAAACTGTTGGGATTATTACCATTGATGGCGAGCAAAGATGTGTAATAAGCGAAGACAATATTATTGCAGTTATAGATAGATCATAAGCAAAAATTTTCTCTTGTAGCTCAGTTGGTTAGAGTAGTCGGACGGTATACACCGAGGTCGCAGGTTCGAATCCTGCCAAGATAAATCTTCAATGCCGAAAGAAGTAGAACCTTAAAGAAGTTCAAGACGGCACTTTTAAGAATATATTGAGCTGCGGAGCATGACCGCAAGGGCAAGGTAAAATGTGTCGAATCGCAGTGTTAATGCGAATCAGTATATTCTTAAAAGTATTTAATAAAACACATTAATCGAGTTTATATAAATTCGCTTACTCGTTAAGAATAGAGGCGACTAAAACTATTCTATAGTGTGTTTTATTAAAAGTATTTGGGTTGATTGTATCAATTAACCTATGCACACTCTAAGGTCACAGATGGACGATGTTGTGCTAAAATGCTTTTATTGATTGGTTGTGAAGTTTTTAACCAAAAGTAAACACCACAGTATGGCTTGGGACTGGTAAAATGGTGGGGTAAGAGTCCTTAAATAAGTCAGAAATTTTAAAAAACATATTTGACGGTTATTCTAGTGCAACTCAACGGCATGGGGGTAATCGGTAGTGCTGACACACTGCGAAAAGTTTATTTGTCAGGATAAACGGATATTAAGTATGTTTTTTAAAGTTTTAATAATAAGCGACCAATTTTTATAATACGAGGTAAAATATGTTTGAAAAAGAGAGATTGTTATTAGAAAGAGAACAGTTATTGGATCAACTTGAATCATTAAAATTTAATAATGAAATGTGTAATAGAGAATATGTAAGAGAAACAAAACAGTTAGAAATGCACATAAAAGAAACAGAACATGAATTAACATTATTTTGAGGTAACATATGCAACATATACAATTTATAACAGTAGCACTTGGGTTATGTGGTTTGATTGGGGTATCTGTTTATACAGTAAACCATGAAGATACAGTTAAAATGGAAATTGCCGCAAAGTCTGGATTAATACAATGTCGTGAAGAATCATTTGTATTATGGAAGAAAGAGTGTAACAAATAAGAGAAATAATATGGCAGGAAAAGGTAGTAAACCAAGACCATTCTCAGATAGAAAAAAGTTTGATGAAAACTGGGATATGATATTTGGCAAGAAGAAAGAACCAGAAAAAGAACCAAATGATAAAAAATAATACTTTACTTTTATTATTACATATATTATAATAAGTCTTAATTTTGATAAAGTGAGTTTATATTATGAAAACAATAACAATTGAATTAGAAGATTATAAATGGTTGGCTATTTTAGCTCCAGATTCTAAATTGAATAAAAAAGATTTATGTCAATTGTTAAAAATCACTGAAGGAGGATTAAGAGATAGAATAAAATCTGGTACTTTCCCTAAAAATACACATACCAGAGATATTGGTAAACATAAAAATACTCTTCAATGGACTGCTCAAGTAGTTCGTGAAGCAATCAAACCATTTATTAATCAACCAAAATAGGATAAAATATGGCGTTAGCACCAAAAGCAAGTAGACCTAGAAATACTCCACTTTTAACTCGTAATGGTAGAGTTAGGATTAAACCTCTAAGTGTAGCAAAGTTGACTGAAATGGCTGAAAAGTCTACCAGTAAAAGAGTAAAGGGAAAGGTTGTTAAACGATTGTTGGCTTTGGCAAAAAGAAGTAAATAATATGAGTATGGATTCTTGGAAGAAAGATAAACAAATCAAGAAGGCTAAGAAATCCGCAATCAAATCTTTAACCAAAGAAGGTTCTAGTTTACGATTGGCAAAAATATTAGTTGACAAAGCATACAAACGGATTAAGGATGAAAACAATTAGAGCAAAGCAGTTATTTAAAAATGATGTGATAATTGAAAAAGATAATCGATTCCGAGTAGTAAAGATAGACCATAATGTTAAAGGCGATGTTGAAGTTTGGTTAGGTAGAAACGGACAACAAGCAAAATATTTTAACCCAAATGAGATAGTGATTATAGAATGAAAATATCATATGCATCAGATTTACACATCGAAGCAGGAAATGTTACTCTTACCAATAATGATAATTCTGATGTGTTAGTATTAGCTGGCGATATTTGTGTTAGTAGTAACCTAAAATTAACTGAAGATGATTGGGCTAGTGAAATCCAAAGTGAAAGAATACATAATTTCTTTCGTCAATGCAGTAAAGAATTCAAGCATATAGTTTATGTTGTTGGCAACCACGAACATTATAACGGTAGATTTGAAGAAACAGTATCAAACTTAAAGAAGCATTTATTCTATATTAAAAACTTACACATATTAGATAATACTGTTGTTCAAATAGAAGATGTTTTGTTTGTGGGTGCCACTATGTGGACTAGCATTAAGAATAACTGTTCTTTTGCTAAGAATAGTGTTCAAAGGATGATGAATGACTTTAGAATAATACATGTTGGGGATCGTAGATTTACAGCTGATGATGCTGTTAAAGAATTCCACGAAACATATAGGTTTATAGACCTTATAACGAATCTTCATAAGTATAAAAAGATTGTAGTTGTTACTCATCATACACCTTCTTTCAAAAGTGTATCACCACAGTTTGAAATGGACTTTCCTATGAACTATGGTTATCATAGTGATTGCGAATATTTAATGAAGAAAAACGTTATTGCTTGGATATGTGGACATACTCATGCTAGACATTCATATTATATTGGCAATACATTAGTAACTAATAATGCCAGAGGATATACTAGGTTTGAAGAGTGCGCTAAGACATTCGAATTAAAAACGATTGATACAAATGATATGCCTAGTAGTAAAGATTTAAAAGAAGACCAATATTGGTTATTTCACCCTAAAGGAGATTTAATGAAACATCCGTTTGACCAAGTGAAAAATTTTATGATTGCTGGTGACCATAATATTGATGGTTCAAGTGAGTCGCAAATAGATTTATATGCTGAATTAGTAAGAGAAGAAAGTAAAGAATTTTGGGACGGTATTGCCAATAAGAATGACTTAGAAACTCTTGATGGTATTGCTGATACTATTTGGGTATTAGTTGGTTATGCTCATAGTCGTGGTTGGGATATTAATGGTGCATTTAATGAAGTTGCTCGTTCTAATATGAGTAAAGTAGATATTGCATCAGGTAAACTATTAAAACGTGAAGACGGTAAGGTATTGAAGCCAGAAACATATAGTCCACCTGATTTAAAAGAGTTTCTAAACTGATATACATAACTATATCAATTATAAGGAAACAAAATGCCACTATATGATTTTCGTAATAAAGAAACAGGACAAGTGACTGAAATGTCTATGACTTATGGTTCTAAGGTACAATATTTAATTGATAACCCACATATGGAATCTATTATACTCACATCGCCATCATTGGGAGACCCAACTAAACTTACAGCAACTAGAAAAATGGACAGTGGATTCAAGGAGGTACTACAGCGTATACATGAGAAAACACCAGGCAGTGAATTAAATCAAACTTCTTCTCAATTATAAACAGGAACTTTATGGCACGTAGAGCTAAGATTGTAGACACCCACTTTGAAGATTTATCAAAATATAATCAACCAAGTAATGATAAAGTAGTACAAGGTGTACAATCAAATCGACTTAAAATGCGTATAGAAGATTTAAAAACATTCAAACCACTTACTGAAAATCAAGGTTTATTCTTTGATTCATACAAAGTAGGTGAATACTTCATGATGCTTTCAGGTAGTGCAGGAACAGGTAAATCGTTTATTGCATTATACAAAGCATTAGAAGAGGTAATGGATAAAGGAAATAGTTTCAATCAAGTTTTACTTGTTCGTTCAGCAGTACAAACAAGAGATGTAGGGTTTCTTAAAGGTTCGCTTGAAGAAAAAACCTCCATATACGAAGATCCATATATTCAAATTTGTTCCACATTATTTGGTAAGAAAGATGCGTACCAAAGATTAAAAGAACAAGGATATATTGAGTTTACTACAACAACTGCCTTAAGGGGTACTAGTTTTGATAATTCAGTGGTTATACTAGATGAATGCCAGAACTGTACATTCCAAGAGTTAGATACTGTTGTAACAAGAATAGGTCATCAATCAAAGATTATTTTTGTTGGCGATATAGGTCAAAACGATTTAATCAAAAAGTCAAGCGAAGTATCAGGTATGCCTGATTTCATTAAGATTGCTAATAGCATGGATGAATTTTGTCGTATTCATTTTACTTCTGCTGATATTGTTAGGTCGAGTCTAGTCAAGCAATACATTATAGCAAAAGAAAACTTAGGTTTTTAAAAATAAAACTTTACTTTCCTCTTCATTAATATTATAATAAGTCTTGAATTAATGAAGAGGAACTATTATGAAAGTTAGCGAATTGATTGAGTTGTTAAAAAATATTAATCAAGATGCAGAAATTTTATTTGACGAAGGTGGTTGTTATTACGATATAGACGATGCCTCTGCTGATGGTGATGAATATATTATCTTATCTGGTAGAAAAGTTTACGGAAATTATTGAATGAAAAAAATAGTAACTATTGTAGTATTCGTGTTGATTTCTGGTTGTGCTCATGCTAATGGTTATTACAACGGAAATTACTATTACCACGATAATAATGAATGGGGTGTTCCTTTTATTAGTGGATTATCAATGGGGTCAATATCTATAGGGTCTATGAGTAGACCACCACAACCTGTTTATATGCCTCCAACCGTAATATATCCACCTACTTATCCAGGAGTTCCATATGGATACCATTACGAATCAATATATGATGTAAATTTGGGTGGTTATAGAACAGTAATAGTTCCTAATTAAAAATTATAATAAATACTATATAATTTTCAAAAGGAATTCTAATGTCTGATAAAATATCCAAAATACAATTAAATGTAATCGAGAAATCACTTGACAAACTATTCTCAAAATTGGGTATTGATGTTGAGTTCAGCGGTCATTTTTTTGATAGAATTAACGACCCAAGAAATGTAAAACAGATTACTATAGGCGAATTGGTCAATATTTACCATAGTCTATATGATAAATTTGGTGTTAAGTTATCAAAAACAGCAAAGGAAATTGAAGAACTGGTTAAATCGATCAGTACAGATATTAACATTCCTATTAATCTTCATCTAAATAAAAAGACAGATAAACTAGAAATGGTTGCAAAAACAATTATGCGAAAAAAGAATTTTCAATCATCTTCTCCTGTATTAGCAGTTGAGTCATTCAAAACGTATCTTGATAAACAAGAAGCATTAGACGAAGCACTTATTACATTTGGCGGTAAGGCATATCCAAAGTTTGGTCAAGTAGTTATTCAAGCAGGTGGTGCTGGTTCTGGTAAAGGGTTTATTCAGTCTAAGTTACTTGGTATCGAAGGAAAAGTTATCAATGTAGATGATGTAAAAAAATGGGTTGGTAAGTCTGTTCAGTTAGTTGGATTAATTAAACAAAAAACTGGTATTG